TTGCAGGATTATCTGTTGCGGGAGCTCCAAGCGTTTCAAATGCAGAAGAATTTACAGCAGATAATGCGTTATCTACAGTGACTGTATCGTAGACTTGACCTTTATATAGAAAGGTATATAAAGACATCAGAATGAATAAAGGAGATAGAATGTCAAAAGAAAAAAGAAATATAGCTACCAAGCTAGAAACAGAGTCAAAGTATTTAACTAATATCCTTGATAAGGATGATGTTAAAAATTTTAAGAAATTAATACCCGAACTACAAGATACATGGATGAAGAAACAAATGTTTCGTACAGAAACAGAAATGAGATTCTCTGTGTTATCTGATAATAAATATCCAACCAAAGCTGCAAAGTATTGGCAATCTGTAAGAGAGCAGAACACACACTTTGAAAACTTAGTTCACTTATCATTTGATGCTAGGAAGAATGAAGTTGAGATAAAGAAACTACAAAGAGATATTAAAAAAGAAAAAGATCCATTAGAGAAAGAACTCAAACAAGTAGAGTTAGAAGAGAAATTATATGGTAAAGCACAAATGGAACTTGTGGCTAAACATAGAATGAGAGAAGTTGCTACTTGGTCTAAACTTAAAAAAGAGTTTGATGATGGTAACTTTGATAAGAGAGATGTGAACACGCACCAAGCTAAATCATATCTATTAAGATTACAAAGACAGAAAGAGACTATAACTCCTGGCACATCACAACCAGAGGTGTTTAATGTATTAGGACAGTTAGAGGCTTTAGAAAAAGGACTGAGAGAAAATACATTATCATTAGATGCCAAAAAAACTAAAAAGATCACCAAGTAAAAAAATATTTTTTCTTGCTGGTTTGCCTAGGGCGGGTAACACTATTCTTGCGTCAATATTAAATCAGAACCCTGATATATGTTGCACACCTAATTCTATTACTCTTGAAATAATAAAAGATTTATTTTTGTTAAAAACAACAGATGTATTTCAAAACTTTCCAGATCACAAATCGTTAGATAATGTTTTAAGTGCAGTGTTTGATAATTACTACAAAGATTGGAACTATAAATATATCATAGATCGTGGTCCTGCTGGAACGGAAGGTAATTTAAAATTAATGAAAAAACATTTAAATCCAAACATAAAAATTATATTTTTAGTAAGACCTATATTAGAAGTATTGGCTTCATGGATAGATTGGGCAAGTAAAACACCTGATAATTACATTAGAAAACTAGGATCACCCACACAAGCTTGTCACGAACTTATGAACAAAGATGGTCAAATTATAAAAGAATTAAAATGCATGAGTAATTTATTAAAACCAGAAAACAAACATCATGTTCTTTTTGTAGACTATCATGAGATTGTAGATAAACCACAAGAAACAATTAATAGAATATATAAATTTTTAGGTATACCAAAATACAAACACAGGTTTAAAAATTTTAAACAGGTGCAAGTAAATGGTTTAAAGTATGATGACACTATATTTGGTAAAGATATGCATACCATAAAAACAAAGTCTTTGACAAAAACAAAAAGAGATATTACAAAGGTGTTACCACAAGAAATTATACAGACATATGGGAAAATTAAATTCATCTAAGATATTAGTTTTTGGACTACCAGGTTCAGGTAAAACTACATTTGCAAGACAACTTGCTGTTAACATGGCTTATTTCAACGCTGATGAAATTAGAAAGATGTTTAATGATTGGGATTTTTCTATGGAAGGAAGACTCCGTCAAGCAGAGCGAATGTACTGTTTAGCTAATCTAGCTGATGGCCCAGCTGTTGTGGATTTTATTTGTCCTTACGATCAGAATAGACATGACTACGATATTAAAGTTTGGATGAATACGATTAAAGAAGGTAGATATGATGACACCAATAAGATGTTTGAAAAGCCTAGTCATTGCACATTTGAAATTACAGATTTTAATTACGACCATATTATAAAGGAGATTCGTGATAGACTACAATAAACCCACTGCTCAAATGCTAGGAAGATACCAACCCTTTCACGATGGTCATTTTGAGTTGTTTAAAAAGATATTAGAAAAAACAGGTCAAGTTGTAATTATGGTTAGATCTTGCACAGGTGAAAAAAATCCATATCCATTCAAAACTGTAAAAAGAAAAATTAATAAAAAATTAAGGCAGTATTATGGCAAGTACACAATAATTAGGGTTCCAAACATTACAAACATATGTTATGGTAGAGATGTTGGATATGTGATAGAAAAAATATCTTTACCAGAAAAAATAGAATCTATATCTGCAACAGAAATTAGGAAGAAAAATGAAATTTGATTTTGTTTATTTAGGTCAGACGGTCTTAAAATACCAGGTCCCCCTGGAAATATTTGTAGGTCTTAATGAAATTTACGAAAGACAAAAGAAACAATTACCAAAAGCCAACAAACAATTAGTGGGTAAAATACAAGACGAAGTATCTTTATTTTACTCTGGTCCTAACAATGATAAGATGCATCAGCATTGTTTCTTACCACAAGACATACTTAAATGGTTTGATTCTATATTTGATCATTATCTTAAATGGAATAAGATTGGTCCAAACAATAGATCTATAAATTCTATTTGGGTTAATGAGATGAAAGCACATGAATACAATCCTGTGCACATACATCAAGGTAAACTTTATACAGGTTTATCCTCTGTAATGATTTTAAAGTTACCAAAAGAAACAGGTGTAGAATATTCTGCTGAAGAAAAACCTATGAACGGACGACTACAAATTATTGGTGCAGCGAACGGACAATTTTCTAAAACAGATTATTCACCTAACATGAAGATAGGAGACTTTTATGTTTTTCCGTATGACATGAGACACTGCGTATATCCATTTAACGGGACGAAAGAAACAAGAAGAACATTAGTTTGTAATGTAGATGTTGATTACAATCCTGTATCTTCTAGAACTGGATCGGGGCAAAACGAATGATACCACGAATGCCAAGATGGCAATCTTATGTTGCCACAACTACACAACCTATTTTTACACCTGAACAATGTAAAATGATTATAGATGCAGGTCATCAATGTGCACCTGAGAAAGCCAAAGTGGGTGGTGGTAAAGATGGTCAATACGACACTAAAAAACGAGTTACAACAATATCTTGGATACCTTTTGATAAACTACCACAGATGTACAAAGTTATTGAAAATCAATTATCTATTGTAAACTTAAATCATTTTTATTTTGATGGTGTAAGACTTACAGAACCTGCACAGTTTACGGTATATCCTAAAAAAGGTTTTTATGATTGGCACATGGATTTAAATGCTTTTGGTCAAGAGGGTCAGAATCCAATTAGAAAAATATCTATGACTTGTTTATTGTCAGATCCATCAGAGTTTACAGGTGGAGATCTTTTATTTTCAGAGATGGGGGACAATAAACCTCTGCCCTTGAAACAAGGACAGGCCATATTCTTTGCATCATTCTTAAGACACAAAGTTGCACCTGTTAAAAAAGGTGTAAGAAAATCTTTGGTGATGTGGTTTGGAGGACCACCATTTAAATGAAAAATAAAAATCAATTACAAAGAAAAATATTATTTCCAACTGCTGTGTATTTTAAAGATGTAGCGAATGCAAAAGAACTTAATAAGTATTTATTTAAAGAAATAAAAAAATGGCGTAAAGCAGAACCCGAAGGAGAAAAGAAAACTAATTCTGGTTTTGGTTGGCATAGTCCAACAGATATGAATGAAAGAAAAGAATATAAAGCCCTTATTGATGAACTATTTCAAATGGCTTACGAGTGTAATAGAGATTATGGTATATCAGGTAAATTAGGACTTGGTAATATGTGGGCTAATATTAATCCAACATATAGCTATAACAAAACACACACTCATCCTAATTCACTATGGTCAGGTGTTTACTATATTAAAGTGCCAAAGAACTCTGGCAAATTATTTTTAGAAGATCCTAGACCAGGACCTAATACTCACATGCCTAGAAGAGAAGATAATCTACCAGAACAATTATGGAGAGTATGTGCTTATGAACCGATAGAAGGTCGAATGATCTTTTTTCCATCTTGGCTACCTCATGGTGTTGATATAAATATGAATACAGACAAAGGTGAAAAAAATTGGAGAATATCTGTGTCTTATAATTTTATACAAATATGAGTTTTAAGAAAAATAAATATCAAGTTATTAGAAGTGCTATATCAAAAGAGATAGCAGATATAGCTTATAGATATTTACAAATATCAGCAGAAGCAGATCACTGGATGTTAAACAATGGTGTGACTCATGCAGGTAACAAACTTGTAGGTAATTTTAACGACCCACAAGTTCCTAACTCTTACGCTAAATATGGTGATAGATTGATGGAAACACTTCTAATTAAAACTATAGCTGTGATGCAGAAAAAGACAGGACTTAAATTAGTGCCTACTTATTCTTACACAAGACTTTATAGAAAAGGTAATATCTTAAGAAGACACAAAGATAGGCCTAGTTGTGAGATATCTACCACACTAAACCTAGGTGGAGATGCATGGCCTATATTTATCGATCCTACGGGGTCTGACAATGTTATAGATGAGTACAAGAACATACACAAACCAGGTGCACCCAAAGGCATAAAGGTAGACCTAAAACCAGGGGATATGCTGATTTACTCTGGATGTGAGTTAGAGCACTGGAGAGAGCCCTTTGAAGGTCAATTATGTGGCCAAGTATTCCTACATTACAATCATGCAGATGGACAGTTTGCAAAGTCTAATTTGTATGATAAAAGACCTATGCTAGGAATAGTCAAATAAAGTTGAATATCTAAGCAATCTAATATAATCTGGAGGTCTATGCTACAGAAGGTTAACTTTGCACCCGGAATAAACAAACAACTCACAGCCACAGCTGCAGAAGGCCAGTGGATAGACTGTGATAATGTTCGTTTTAGGTATTTATTTCCTGAAAAGATAGGTGGTTGGAAGCAATTAGGAGCTGATAATATTACAGGAGCCGTTAGAGCACTACATCAATTTACTAATAGTGCAGGTCGAAAGTATTCTATTATAGGATCAAACAGAATTTTATATGCATATTCAGGCGGTGTCTTCTATGACATACACCCAATTAAATCTACGACAACCCTTACTAATGCATTTAGCACGACTAACGGATCAACGACCGTTACAATAAATTTTTCTACAGATCACGGTATTCAAGCAGGTGATATTGTATTACTAGATAACTTCTCAACTGCAACTAATTCTGATTATGCTGCAGCAAACTTTGATGACATAAGATTTATGGTAACCACAGTGCCATCATCAAACACAATTACAATCACCATGCCATCTAATGAATCAGGATCTGGTGCGTCTGAATCAGGTGGTATTAGAGTTAGACATTATTATAGAGTTGGACCCGATGTACAGTCTCAAGGTTTTGGTTGGTCACTTGGATCTTGGGGCGGACAAGAAGTTGGAGCTTTTACAACTGTTTTATCAGGAGACATAGATGCGTCTACAACAAGTATAACATTAAACGATGCATCACAGTTTCCGTCATCTGGAACAAACTTTATACAGATAGGAACAGAAGAAATATCTTACACGGGTATATCTACAAACACATTAACTGGTGTAACGAGAGGTGTAAGAAACACAACTGCAGCAACACACTCATCTGGTGCTACAGTTACAGATACATCTAACTTCGTAGCTTGGGGTGAGGCAGCGTCAGGCGACTTAGTTGTTGATCCTGGTATGTGGTCTATTGATAACTTTGGTGACAAAGCTATTTGCTTAATTGTTGATGGTGAAGTATTTGAGTGGAACTCTGCAGCAACAGATGCAACAAACTCTAGAGCAACTATTATTTCAGGTGCACCTACAGCATCAAGACATATGTTAGTATCTACACCGGACAGACACTTAGTATTCTTTGGTACAGAAACTACAATTGGTACAAAGTCTACACAAGATGATATGTTCATTAGATTCTCGGACCAAGAAGATATTAATACTTATACACCTACAGCAACCAATACAGCTGGCACACAGAGATTGGCCGACGGATCACGGATCGTTGGAGCCATTAGAGGTAGAGATGCAATCTATGTATACACAGATACAGCTTTGTTCTTACAAAGATTTGTTGGTCAACCATTTACATTTGCCTTTGTACAAACAGGCACGAACTGTGGACTTGTGGGTAAGAATGCAGCAGTAGAGGTAGATGGCGCAGCATACTGGATGTCAGAAAACGGTTTCTTTAGATATGCTGGTGCTCTTGAAACACTGCCATGTTTAGTAGAAGACTTTGTATACGATGATGTTAATTTAGACTCTGGTAATCAAATGATTTTTGCAGGACTTAATAATTTATTTGGTGAGATTATGTGGTTCTATCCATCATCAAACTCTGCCGTAGTTAATAAAATGGTTTGTTATAATTATCAAGATTCATCACCACAAAGACCAATATGGACAGTTGGCACACTAGCTAGAACAGCTTGGGCAGACTCTGCTGTATTTGGTAAACCACACGCTATGGAGTATGATGCAGATGGTGTAGAAGCAGCCACTTCATCTACATATGTGCAAGGGAACACGGATGGTATTACAACATACTATCAACACGAAACAGGCACAGATCAAGTTAAAGGTGGATCAGTTACAGCCATCACAGCAAACATACTATCTGGTGACTTTGATATCACACAAAGAATGCAAAGAGGCGCAACCACAGGTTCTGCGGATATTAGGGGTGATGGTGAATTTTTAATGAAGATAAGAAGATTTGTACCTGACTTTATATCTCAAACAGGAAACACAAGAGTGACTTTAAATTTAAAAAATTATTCTAACGATACGGCTGCAAGCTCATCCCTTGGACCTTTTGATGTAAGTTCATCTACAACTAAAGTAGATACTAGAGCCAGAGCTAGAGCTATTGCGTTAAAAATAGAAAACACAAGCACATCACAAGACTGGAAGCTAGGCACATTTAGATTAGACATACAACCGGATGGTAGAAGATAATGAGTATACTTTTAGATTTAGCAAAAAATTTAGCCATTCAAAGAGGAATAGGTTCTCTTCAAAAGCGTATTGATAGTTATTTTGGAGTAGATGATGATAGAACAGATGATTTTGTATCCCAACAAAAAACTGGTGGTTTAGGTTCTGTAATTGGCAAAGCTTTAGCTTTTGCTCTTTTAGGACCAATAGCAGGGCCATTAGCTTTTGCCGCGGGTAGAGGTATATTATCGAAACAACAACAAGGTTTAGGTTTTAATCCATTTGGTGGTGAAGACAAAGGACCATCTGGTATTGTATCTGGTAAAGTTCAAACATTAGATGGAAGAATAGTAGATTTTGACTCTGACGAAGCTAGAGCAGATTTAGATGCAAGAGATCAAGCATTTCAAGAAACCGGAGACTATGATGTTTATTCTGGAACTACAGTTTCAACTGGACCAAGTCAACCTGCTTTTGATCCAAATAAAGATTATTACGAAGGCAGTGATGAACAAGATAAAGATGATGAAAGCAGCGGTAGCACAACATCTTCATCGGCATCAACAGCAGGAGATGCTGCAGGCTATTCAGGACCATCAACTTTCAGATATGGAGGACTAGCAAGTTTATATAGATAATGGCAAAGATAGTGCAAGTATTAACAAGACCAAGTGAAACCTACAAACAATCTGTAGCTGATGCACAGGTTAGAGATCTCGATGGTGTTATACAAAAATTAAACACAACATATCAACAAGAACTAAAGGATGAAGTAGAAGCACAAAACTTCTTTTTAAATTAATGGCAAATAGTTTTATAAATAAAAAAGCAGATCTAACGACTACAAATCTCACGACACTATATACAGTGCCGTCGTTTAAAACTGCTGTAATCAAATCGATTTTAGTATCTGAAGATGCAGGATCAGGAGCTAGTATAACAGTAACTTTGGTGGACTCATCGTCTAATATATTTAGCTTATTTAAAAGCAAATCTATATCTTCAAATACTACAACAGAGCTATTAACACAGCCCCTTGTTATGGAGGCTAGTGAGGCTCTGAAGGTCCAAGCCAGTGATGCAAATGAGCTGCATGTGGTGGCTTCAATATTAGAAATAGAACCAAGAGAGGTAACAACATAATGCAAACAATAAAGCCAGAGAAGATAATAACTAAGATATCTAACTTGAAAACAGGAGAAAAATACAGTACAGAAGAAGAATGGAAAGCAAAAGGGGTGCCTGAATCCGACATCAGACGAGATGTTGAGGTCATAATGCCTTCGCTTGATTTGTTCTCAAAAACCAAGTAATGTAGGATTACCATGAGTATACTTCGAAAACTTAAAAATAAAATAGTCGACGATCTTATCCCAAATGAGCTGAAAAGCCCTGAAGGAGCTATTGCTACCGCTGTAGCTCTTAATCAATTTGGTGTGCCTTTTACAAAAGGTATGGGCAAAGATGGAGCAAGAATAGGTCAAGGATCTATCAGCAGAGGAATAGCATCTATATTCGGTGGTTCAAGAGACCAAGGAGAAATTACTAGTGATACAGGTTTTGAAGGGTCGCCTGAATTGCCAGGTCAAATACCTGTAAAAAAAGAAAGTATATTAGACAAGATTAAAAAAACAACTTCTAATATTTTTAATACACCAGTGGGAGGTGACACTGTGGGTAGTACCTTATTAAAAGGTATATTATCTCCAGAAGGATTATCTATAGGTGCTGGATTATTAGCTGGTGCTTTTGCAAAAGATAAAGACGACCCATTATACACGGGTCAAGATGTAGGTTTAAATTTAAGAGATATTAGAAAACTAGCAAATATATCTGACCCAAGAACAGGTGCAGCTATTGGATTAAACTTTTTACCAGAAACAAGATTCAGACAATTTTCACCAGAGCAAATGGCTGAAACATTTGCAGCTACAGCTCCAAGAGATTTTACAGAAGATAGAACACCAGCTCAAGAGGGTG